TCATAGAATTGTACGTGCACCTGAAAAACGTATTTTTTATATGAATGTTGGAGCAATTCCTCCTAATGAAGTAGATGCATTTATGGAAAAAACTTTAAGTAAATTAAAGCGTACTCCATTTGTAGATGAAAAAACTGGTGAATATAATTTAAAATATAATATGCAAAACATATTAGAAGATTTTTATATACCAGTTAGAGGAAATGATCAAGCAACAAAAATTGAAAATTTAAATGGGTTACAATGGGATGGAATTCAGGATGTTGAGTACTTAAGAGATAAATTATTTGCAGCTTTAAAAGTACCTAAACAATTTATGGGATATGATGAAAATGCAGATGGTAAAGCTACATTAGCAGCTCAAGATATTAGATTTGCTCGTACAATAGAACGTATACAAAGAATTATAATTTCGGAATTATATAAAATAGCATTAGTTCATTTATATACTCAAGGTTACAGAGATGAACAATTAGGTAATTTTGAATTATCATTAACTAATCCTTCTATTATATATGATCAAGAAAGAATAGCACTAATGAAAGAAAAAGTTGATTTAGCTGCTCAAATGACTGAAACACAATTATTACCTACAGAATGGATTTATGAAAATATATTCCATTTAAGTGAAGATAATTATGAAGAATATAGAGACTTAATTAGAGAAGATGCTAAACGTAAATTTAGAATATCTCAAATCGAGTCAGAAGGAAATGATCCTATTGAAACAGGAAAATCATATGGTACACCTCATGATTTAGCATCATTATATGGAACAGGAAGAATGTATTCAGATCCTGGAAATGTACCTGATGGATATAAAGATGGAACAAAAGATAAAACACCTTTAGGCAGACCAGCTAAAAAAGTTTCAAAAAGAAATACCCAAGATGATAATTTTGGAAAAGATAGATTAGGATCTGCTGGTATGAAAAAAGATTATAATGATACTAATAAATCACCATTAGCATTAGAGAGTAATTCAAATTATTTACAACACCAAAGTATGTTAAAATCTATTCCATCAGAAAAGAAATTAGTATTTGAGCAAGATAAGGCGAAAAGTTCGCTTCTTGATGAATCAAATATTAAGGAACAATAATTTTAATATATTTATACTAAAATAAATATTGATGTATATAAAACACTCAAAATTTAAAAACACCGGTATTCTTTTTGAAATCTTAGTAAAGAAGATTACTGGGGACACATTATCTGGAAAAAATTCACCGGCAATAAAAATAATTAAAGAATATTTTGTTAATACTGAGTTAGGTAAAGAATATAAGTTATATGAAACTTTATTTTCTAAAAAAAACCTATCAGAAGGTAAAGCTAATATAATACTTGATACTATAGTAGAACAATCTAAAAAACTTAATAGAAGAAAATTAAAAAATGAGAAATATAATTTAATTAAAGAATTAAAATCTCATTATGACGTTGAAGATTTATTTAAAACTAAATTAAATGATTATAAAGCACAAGCTTCTTTATATACATTATTAGAGATTTACAATTCAGTTAAACCTACAAACCCACAACAAGTAATAGATAATAAAATTAATATATTAGAACATATTACAACTAATAAGGTAAGTAAAACACAGGTAAAAAATACAGTATTAGAAGAATTTAAATCATATGATAAAGATTTACGTACTTTAACTTATCATGTTTTACTTGAAAACTTTAATGCTAAATATGATAATTTAAATTCTAAGCAAAAGTTAATTCTAAAAGAATTTATAAACTCAGCTGATAATGGTCCTTTATTAAAAGAATATTATAACAAGGAAATTGTTTCAATAAAATCACAATTAAAAGAAGAAACAAAAAAGGTTAAAGACCAAACAACAAAAATTAAATTACAAGAGATTGATAAATTAATTGTTGAGTTAAATAAAAGAACAAAAGTAAAAAATAATCACTTAGTTGATTTATTACAATATCATTCATTATTAGAAGAATTAACTAAAGCAAATGCATAACATTGTTAATAAAATATATAATAGGATTATAAAAGAGGGAAAAAATATAAAACCTAAAGACTTAAATCCTAAATTAGCAAAATTCATAGAAGATAAATATGGTCCTATGGATGACAGAGACTTTTTCTCTGATGATTTAGATACTTATTTTAAAACAGATGTAGATTATAAATCTGAAGGTGGTGGTACTTCTCATAAAATAATTAGATTACCTTCATTTACTGAATTAGCTAGTCAACTTAAAAAAACAAGAGATTTAGCCAATGAGTTAATTAGGGGTGAAGTTGTTAGAGATGATGATATATTAAGAGCAATTTACGATCAACAAAGAGAAATATTCAATAAATTTAGAACACATTTAAGAAAAGAATATCCTGCTTTTTATGATCAATTAAAACAACAATTAACAGAAGGAGAATTAGATGAAAATACTTTTAAAGCTGATGCTATTACTAAACCTTTTAATAAATTAAAGCAACAAGTAGTAGATCTTCCTTTAGAAGAAGATGAAATTGAAGAAATATCAACATCAGGCGCAGCTGGAGCTTACTTAACACCTTATGCTTTTAGATTAAAAGGATCTAAACCAAATGATAAAGCATATAAAGAATTAGGATATAAAGAAGTTAAAGAAGGAGTAGGTGCTGATTTAGGACCAGGTCCTAAAGCAGAAAAGGATGGGGTTAATAAAAATGCTTATGTTAACCAATATGGGTATAAATTAGTTCCAAAAAATAAAGATGGCAATTATGTGCAAAAAGGTTCTAAATTAGATGTAGTTAATTTATTTGAAGATGCAAAATCATATCAAAAAGAAAGAATTAATGCATTTGATTCAATTGAACAGGAACTTAACGATATTTATAAGATGTTAAGTAATGCTAAAAATGAAACAAGTGATTATTATAATGATAATCCGTCATCATACTCTGTTGTTAAACCAACAGATTTAGTTTTAGACTATATAAAAGATATTAAAGACTTATTAAAAGGCGAATAAAATGGCAAAAACAATACAAGAACAGTATAACCAAATTAAAAAAGGAACAGGAAATAAAGAAATCTTTCTTAAAGAGGTTAAAAGAAATTATCCAAATATGATAGTTAATTCTGCTACATTTGAACAAGCAGAAGAAATATTATTACAAAGATCAGTATTATCTGAAAATATTCATGGTATGGTATCTCATTCTACTAAAAAACCTGATTGGTTTAAAATATTTGATGATAATATGAATGTTATTAAGGAAGAAACTGAAGCAGCAAAAAAGGATGAAGCAATTAAAGCTGAAGTAAATAAACCTAATAAAGATGTAGTTGAATTAGAAACAAAAGGGTTTGACTATAAAGACAAAGATAATATTGATAATTTAAATGGTGAACAAGTTAGATTAGGTGTTAAATTTGAAATGGATAAAGTTAGAGAAACTGTATCTGATGCTGAATTAGGAGAAGCTATTAAAAAAGCCCAAGATACTGTAGTTAAAAACCTATCAAAAGATCCTTTACATTATGTTAAAAATGCAGCATTTGGTGTAGATGGAATAGGGTATACAGATGAAGCTCCAGGTTTAACAGCTAGCAAATCTGACCAAATGGAACCAGTTAAATTGAATGAAGGAATTTCTTTAATGAGTATATTAGAAAATGGTCCATTAGGTGAAAAACCAAAAGCTAAAAGAAAAATTAAAAAAGAAACTATTGACACTAAATTAGCTGAAATTGATAGACAATCACAAATTGTTGCTATGGAAGCTAAAATTAATGCTATTAGTGAGGTTATTGCTTCTAAATCAGCAAGAATAAATTTAGTAAATGAAGATAATGATTTAGCTGAATTATTAGATAAAGCAAAAATTAAAGCTATACAAAAAGAAGTTAAAATTTTAGAAAAAAGAAAAGCTAAAATGGAAAAACTTTATGAAAAAATGTGTGGTAAAAGATATAAGCAACCAGTAGAAGAAGAAAGTAATGCTGGATCTAACGAAGGATCAAATGACAACTCTAATTACAACTCAAACGAAAATCCAGAATCATATTCAGGTTTAAAGAAGTATAGAGAAAATAATTAAAATTATGAGCAATCAATTACTTGTCGAAACAAGGCTATTTACAGCCATGCCTAAATCCTTATCAGAAAAAACACTTTCTGAGTCAGGTAATCCTATAGTTGAAGGTATTTTAGCAACTGCTGAAGTAAAAAATGGTAATGGTAGATATTACTCAAAAGATTTATGGGAAAGAGAAATTGACAAGTATAAAGTATTAGTTGATGAAAATAGGGCTATGGGTGAGTTAGACCATCCTGATTCTACAGTAATAAATTTAAAAAACGTATCTCATAATATAAAAGATATGTATTGGGATGGTGATAATGTAATGGGAAAAATAGAAATTTTACCTACACCTTCTGGTAATATATTAAAAGCATTAATTGAAAGTGGGTTAACAGTAGGTGTATCTTCTCGAGGAATGGGAAGTTTAAAACCAATGGGTGAAGTACAAGAAGTACAAGATGATTTTGAATTATTATGTTGGGATTTTGTTTCAACACCATCTAACCCAGATTCCTTTATGCATTTAGTAAAAGAAGGAATTGAATTACCAAAAGAAAACAAATATATAAAAGTTAATTCTGTAATAACAGAAATATTGTGTGCAAATGGTTCATGCCCAATATAAAAATTTTACCCTGTGAACCCCGGAATTAGCGCTTACTTGAAAAAGAAGCGCTTTTTCTTTTATTTTTTAATAATCTTCATATACGTATAAGCATAATATGTCATTTCTGATATGACATCAATAGATTATTAATTCTTATTACGATTCCAAATAATCGTACTTCCAACAAAAAAATTTAGGAAAAAATGAACAGAGACTTTTTAAAAGAGGCTATTGCCGATGCAAAGACTGTCAAAGAATCAGCCATTGCAAATGCTAAGCTTGCTTTAGAAGAAGCTTTCGAACCACAAATCAAATCCATGTTAGCTGCAAAGTTAGAAGAAATGGAAAAAGAAGAAGTGAAAGAAGAAGCTGATGATAAAGTAGACGAAGCTAAAAAAGCTGACGATGAAAAAATGGAAGAAGGTAAAGAGTACATGACTAAAAAAGAAAAACGTGAAGGTGACGATCGTAAGTTTGATAACAAAGCTGAGACCGAAACTGAAAAAATGCGTAAACTTAAAGAAGATGACTCCGAACTGGATGAAATTTTAGCAGAGTTAGAAACAGAACTTAAAGAAGATGCTCGAACAGATGCTGAAGAGGAAGGCTACAAAGACGGCATGGAAGACGCTAAAGATGATATGGAGAAAAAAATCAAAGATATCAAACTTGAAGAAGATGAGCGTACAGATGCTGAGGAAGAAGGCTACAAGGACGGCATGAAGGACGAGAAAGAAGACATGGAAGACGAGGATATTGACCTCGAAGATATGTCTGAAGAAGATCTTAAAAAGTTCATTGAAGACGTAATTGAAGATATGGTAGGAGCTGGCGAATTAGAAGCTGGTGAATCATTCGAAGATGACGTTGATGTGGACGTAGACGAAGATGGAGAAATTGAAGTAGAAGATGATATGATGACTGCGGTTGACGTATCTGAAGATGCTAGAACAGATGCTGAAGAAGAAGGATACAAAGATGGTATCAAAGACGCTAAAGCAGATGCTAAAAAAGAAATTGATAAAATTAAACTTGAAGAAAAAGACGAAGAATTAAAAGAAGCTTATGCTACTGTTGAGACTTTAAGAAAAGAGTTAAATGAAATCAATTTGTTAAATGCAAAACTACTTTATACTAACAAAATCTTTAAGTCTAAAAACTTAAATGAGACTCAAAAGGTAAAAGTATTAGAAGCTTTTGATAAAGCTGGTACTGTAAAAGAAGCAAAATTAGTATTTGAAACTGTTGACGCAGGATTTAAATCTAAAGTAAAACACGTAAATGAAAATTTAGGTAGAGCTTCTAAAGCAATATCAACTCCATCTGCACCTAGTAAAAAACCTATTGTAGAATCAAATGAAATGGTGATGAGGTTCCAGAAATTAGCTGGCATCATCAATGGATAAAAATTAATTATTAACGACTTTAAAATTTGAAAAAATGTCACAATTAAATTCACTTTTAGAAAGCGCAAATACTTACAAGTCATTACAAAGTGATGCTGCAAGATTAAGCGCTAAGTGGTCAAAAACAGGACTACTTGAAGGCATGAATTCTGAGACAGACAAAAATAACATGTCTATGATCTTAGAAAATCAAGCTAAGCAGTTAGTAACAGAGAACACTCAAACGGGTGGTGGTTCTGCTACTATGACTGCAGGTACAGGTGCTGCTGGTCAATGGGCTGGTGTTGCTTTACCATTGGTAAGAAAAGTATTTGGACAAATCGCAGCGAAAGAATTCGTTTCGGTTCAACCAATGAACTTACCTTCAGGTCTAGTATTTTATCTAGACTTCCAATATGGAGGAACGCAAGTTAATTCTCCACAAGCTGCTACTAACTTACAGAAAGATCCATTTACAATTGGACAATCTGTATATGGTACAGCTTCTCCAGATGCAACTCCAACAAACACT